CATCAGTCATCTGCGCTATGAAGATGATTGGTGGGGAGTTCGCCGCACACGCACAAGCCAATTCAACCAGTTTTGGTGCTAGCGTGACTGCAGCCAACGCCCTCGCTGAAGGCTCCTTCTTACCCGCTGACGACACCACCCTGTATGGCCTAAAGAGCTTGGCCGCAGTACCTTATGTAGGCGACATCCAGATTTGGCACCCCACTCTTGAGTTGTACAGGTTTGGGCTGGATGAACAAGTACCTGAGTTCGCGAAGGTGCTTGGTGTCCCTTACATTGGGTTCCGACGATGGTTCCGTTTGCGCCAGTTGTTGACACCGGATGTCAACATCCCCCTCAAATGAGGGGGGCCGACTTCTACCGCGGCCTACTGCCATGGCGGACTTTCTCAGAAATGGGTTGGAAAGCATGGTATTGGGAGCATTCTGCGGATACCTGAGGTTGGCCAGTGCGAGGGTAGACGGCGTGTCTACCGCGTGTATTGTCCAGATACTCCAGACAATACGCACCCCACGTGGATTGCAAGCAATTGTGTTTGCAACGAAGTGCAAGGCCTTCTGGGTCGTGTTCTTCGCACAGTACCTAAGCCTAGCGCTAGGGGCATAGCTATGATGAAGAGCGCAAGTTCTTTATTCACACGCAAGATCAGGTCTGCGTGTCGGGGTGTGCTGACTCCGATAACCTATGCACAAGTATATGAAAAGTACGCCGGTTCTAAGAGGCGGACCTATGAGCAAGCCCATGATTGGTTATTGCACAATGGTTCTCCCACTAAGCGACATGCTCGAGTGAGCTCCTTCGTGAAAGCGGAGAAGTCTTACAGTGACCCCAAGTCGCCTAGGATTATCCAGGCCCGTGATCCAGTCTACAACTTGGAGATCGGAACTTTTCTTAAACCTATTGAACATGCTATCTACTCATTGAAGGGCTTTAAGTTCTTCGCTAGACCAGGGAAGGGGAAGCGAGGTAAGAGAGTAGAGATGAACTCAGGTTCGCCTGGGGAGTCATGTTCACGTGGATTTACATATACTCGTATTGTGGCCAAGGGTATGAATGATAGAGAGAGAGCGAAAACGATCCGAGCTAAGATGCTACAGTTTAAGAACTGCGTAGTGTTGTCGCTAGATTGTACCAAGTTCGACGCTCATGTCGCGCATGCAATATTAAAACGTGTTGAGCATGCGGCGTACTTGAGCCTCATTCCAGATAGCAACTTTGCATCACTTCTTGCCCAGCAGTTAAATAACAAGGGGACAACTGCTGGGGGTGTAAGGTATCAATCCCTGGGAGGACGTATGTCAGGCGACGTTAATACGGCGTGTGGCAATGTTTTCCTGATGTTGTGCATGATAATCGCCTATTGCCGGGATATCGGTATCGTATTTGATATCTTAGATGACGGTGACGATTGCTTGCTCTTCATCGAAGCTAATGATGAGGCCAAGGTACGGAATACTATAGAATCGACATTCTTAGAATTCGGCATGGAACTGAAATTGGAGAATCGAGCTGAGGACTTCCAAGACGTGGTGTTTTGCAGATCTAAGGCCATTTATCGTGAGATCCCCGGTGACATGGGGGTAAGCGGTGAGTGGGTGATGTGTCGTGATTGGAGGCATGTGCTAAAGCAATCCCTCTCGTCGCACCGTCATTACGACCAGCCGACCGTTGGCATGGGAGTGGCAAGATCTGTGGGGCTGGCGCTCTGTAGTATGTATGCTGGTGTACCAGTACTGCAGTCTTTTGGTAGGGCTATAGTCAGATTAACCGAGGGGACTATAGCCAGACAATTCGATCACAAGAGCGGCCTCGGATACCGCCACTACCTTGAGACTGGATCCTGGATGCCGGTGCAAAGTGAGTTAGTAGCAATCTCTCCATTAGTCAGATCCCTTTTCGAAAGAACGTGGGGCTTACCGAGTGATGAGCAATTGGTTTTGGAAGCAATGTTTGACGCTTTAACAAAGGCAGATCTCCACTTCCAACTGGATGACCAAGGGGAAGAGGTGTTCTTGATGGAGGACGGCAAGGTTCTAGACTTTAGTCAGGGTCATTCTGAACCGCGCCTATTCAATTGGGAACGCGTAAACCCCGGACGTCGAGGTGGTGTTATAGACGATCCGTCTACTAGCACTGCCTACCAGGCCAATTAATCTGATCTGAAAGGTGCGAAGCGGAACCGTAGTAAATGCAGGGATACACACACTGGAACCATAAGTATACGTAAGGTGGAGTGGCCCTGACTGGTTGCTGTGAAAACAATGGCAGCGTAACGCTATGAGGCTGAAAAGGGACTTACCGTGTGATGCGGCCCCCTGGAAGGGAAACTTGTAGTATTCGCGGGCACATTGGGGTACTTAATCGGCCCTATCGGCAGCTCGATCGGTATGAAGCGGCGATACAATTCCTGGTGTCGCTAATGTAAGTGAAAAACCTCTGTCTTAGGGATGTGTTGTTATTCCTTGCTGGTGTAGGTATGGTGAGTCTATGTCGTGACGAAGCCTGGTATCGCCCTGCGCCACCACTAACCCGCTGCAAAGCGTAGAGTGGTGTGCGATCTCGGGGTGTATTACCAGGTGGGAAAACTCTATATGAAAGGGTCGCGACAGAACGATGTATCCATGCTGAAGCCGGTGACGCCACTGTCAACACTTCAAGAGCGGTTGCCGCCGCCTACCTCGACTGACATGTTGGGATCGATAAGTTAGCAATCCGGCTCTTAGGTCCGTGGATGCGTTAGCACTGAGTAATCGTCTGAACCCTCACTAGGGAGAATGTGGGGACACCCAGGCGAGTTTAAGGTAAGGGCAAAACCGTGGCGTGCTGTGGCCTACACAGCGTAGTCCGGGGCGTTTGTGTACGTCCCTCCCATATGGGTAAACTTATGGTAGCTAGGGCTTGTAATGGTCCGTCTGCCTTGTTCGAGGATTGTAGGAATCCATCGACGATGCTGTTAGTGAAAACCTTGAGAGGTCGAAGCTCGCGCGCAAAGAGTGAGGAAATGGCAATAATGTCCCCAAGTAGGACTGGGGCGCCGTTCGGCTAGGACGGTGGTAACTCTCCTCACATACGTGCTGTGGTCCCTACCACGCCGCCTGTTCTGATCTTCCAGGGATCGTTCTCCTCTGCAGTGGCTGTAATGGCTAGCGGACTGTGGTTGAGGCCCCGGGGATGTTCGGTGAAACGCGTAGATTTAGCACACGTATATAGACGAGCGCCTCTGAGAAGGCAACTAGTACACCGGTGTAGGAAGCATCAACACACAAACTTGTAGGCGTAGCATCCCAGTAGAGGGACGAACGATGGGCCAGAGCTGAGTCCAATTGGTTCGATGACGCTACTGCCTCCCCCACGCGAGAGCTAACCCTAGGAAACGCGGGTGGAGCGGCGCTTTGTGGACCCAGTCGCTTGTGTTAGTATACCAGTCAAGGATTAGACGACAGGCCGTGTTACGCGGTTGGGCGGGAGCCCGTCGAAGCCGGATGGTAGAATTCACTTGTAGAGGGCACATCGCGGTGCGAACCACCTGTTGGTTAGTAGTTAACGTGGGCTGGGGCGGATTTCCTCGCTAGTCTAATGCTGGCGCTATGTGAAACCTACTTGTGCGTGTGTTGCTGTGGAACCCATCGAGGGAAAAGTGCTGGAAATCTCGTACTCGGTTAGTAGTAACGTGAGAATACTAACGCTGCTCAAAAGGCAATCAAGTGTTAGTAGCTGTAAGCTCCCAGGCCGCGCCGTATATGGTCGACGTGGCAATGGAGTGTACGTCAGGCTCACGGGGACGTAATGTCACAGCTGACAGATGGTGCACGAGAGTAGCCGAACAAGGAGAGGAACTACCCACTATAAACACACACAATACCGACAGGGCGAAACACCGCCACCTTTACTGCGCATTGCGCGTGGTTACCCGAGTTCCACTGCAGTACTCTCCACTTAATTGTAGGAGTCGATGTAGTAGGTGCGTGTAGGGTGGTGGCGGAAGATGCACACCAGGAAGTGGCACAATGGCGTAGTTTGCGACCGGAGTGTATCCACGTGTACAGGTGATTAGCATCGATCAAGTAGCAGCTGCTCCACTCCGACCGAGGGTGGGGGCCCCTCTCATTAGGGGGTTCAGTGGGTAAGGCGGGGCAACCCGTTAAAGTCACCATAGGGTGGGCCAGACATGTGAGATGCTGCATGCGTTCTGGTCCCTGTGTTGGCGTGCCAACCACAAAGTAGCCGTCCGGGGTGTGGGAGTTCCCACCCTGAGCCGCCTGCACTAATCACGGGCACATTGGCGCCGTGGTTGGCTATAAAATTCTTCGTTAGAAGTACTG